GTTAAATTATATCTTCTCAACTTGTCCGGCGTGGAAGACATTACAGACAAAGTGTCTGCTGTAATCTTCATCGTTCGGCGTGGTGTCTGGGTTCTTTTCAAGTTTCAGATTTGCGGCCGGTCTGCTCCATAATCCGAACGCTTTTTCCCCTTTGCGCACTTTGAAGCCTGCTTTCTGCCAGTCAAGGAACGTGCGAAAATCGGTTTGGCCGGTTGCGCGAATGTACATTTGCATTAGTTGTGCGTTCACACTGCCATTACTTTTTTTGATTCCGGCAGTTTTTACAATGGCTGTTAGTTCTGCTCTTTTCATTTGTTGGTGTTTTTAGTGGTTAATAATTTTGTAGAAGGTTGGATATTTGCCTCGTTCGCTGTCGGTATTGTACCAACAAAACTCTGTTACAACGCTGTCAAATGATACGGGGTTTTCCTGATCTTGTTTCACTGGAAAACCTTGAGACCAAACACCGAGCGGATTCATATTGCAAGGGCAAAGCAAGATTTCTTCTCCTGCATCGTAAAGTTTGCGGGCTGTTGGTTTGCTTATTTGCTGTAAGGTTACGGTTCTGCCGTAAAGTTGGCCTGTAAATTTTAAATTGCGCATGTTGGTAGGTTTGGAAGCGGTTAAATAACGTTGAACGCTACAAGCAAACAAACGGCAGTTGCTAAGAGGGTTGCGGCATTAATCAGGCGGATAATGTTTTGTGGTTTCATGTTGGTAAATTTAGTGGTTAAAAAAGTGGCCCGGGAATTGATCCCGGGGCCAGTGGTGGTTAAATTGATTTGGTAATGATTTGGCGGGCTATCTGCTTTGCGGTCTCGGTGCGGTTTTGTTTGGGCGCTTTTGCGAGGTCGCTAATTATCTGCGCTTTACTTGCTTCTATAAGATTGTATGCAGTTGCAAGGTTAACCCGTGTTCCGTGGTTGTTTGCGAGGGCTTTTTCCCAGGCGAAGATCTTTAAAAAAGAGTGGTAAAGGTTCATTGTGCTTTGTTTTTAGTGGTTGTTAAAACTTATTCGGATAGCTTTTCGCGCAGCCGTAAATAGCGAATGCGCAGATAAATACGGTAAAAATCGCGGTTGTGATAAGAATTGCGGTAATCATTGTATTCTGTTTTAGTGGTTAATAATGATGCTGCAAATATACAGTAACTTTTTGTTACTTGTCAATAGTTAGTGCAATATTTTTTTTGTTGTTTTTTAAAACGCCAATGTTTATAAGGGTTTAATGCTGAATTTTTGTAAATGTGTTGTTAGGTGTTTCGGTGCTTGGAGCTGGTTTGGTTCCGGGTTTGGCCGGTGGTTGTGGTTGGTTGTGGTTGGCTGTTGTTCGGATGTTGTCCAGGAAGATCGGTTCTGCTGCTGGTTGGCTGTTGTTCGGATGTTGTCCAGGAAGATCGGTTCTGCTGCTGGTTGGCTGTTGTTCGGATGTTGTCCAGGAAGATTTTTTCTGCTGCTGGTTGTACTTGTAATGAGGAGAAGTTTTTTTGCACCCCAAAAAACATGAACGCCGGCGCTGCGCGCACTTGCAATATATTTGCCCTTTGATCCGTCCAGCTGCCCAAAATTGCAAATTTTGTACCAGTCTAATTTTCGCCAGCATAACTTATTGATTAACAAAAAGTTATCTCAATGACTTTTTGATAAAGTCATGCCGCTTTTACTTTGCGGGTTGCTGACGGGTCGAATTGCGCGCATTTTTCGGAACGCGAGGGTACCCGGTCGGGATTTTCCGAGTGCCCAAAGCCACCGACCGCCCCGGAATCAGATGATCTGCCACCACCCTCTCCCCGCCCAACTTAAATTTTTCCTCACAACTAACCCCAATTTCATTCATTACAATTATTGCAATTTTCCCCGTATCCTATTAAAAATTTCATACTAAACGCACCGCTGCATTGCAAACTTTCAAAAAAGCATTGCTGCGTATAGCCTCCCCGCCATTGACCGTCGCTTGTGTTTTTGTTGTTTTCGCCTCATAGTTGATTACCTTATCGTCTTTAGAGTCGTAAAGCTTAAAAATCAGGCAGTGCCCAGACAGCGCCATATATGCCAAAAGGTAAAAATCAAGGCACATCTCTTTGGCCATATTGGCGCCATTGATAATTTTTGATTCGGACAAAATAAGGGAATCGTACGCACGGTTTTTATGCTCCAGCTTCCCGTTCAAAAAAGCCATCTCCCGTGCCTTGCACTCAAAAAGCGCGGTAATGTCGTTGCCCTGTACGATAAAGCCGTCAACCGGGTAATAGTTGCTATCCGGATACCAGGCAAAAACCTGCCCCGGCTTTTGGAGTTTCAACACCGCCTGCCTTGCAAGCAACTCTGCCTGCCTGCCCTTTTCGGTTCGCACATCAAGCACCGGGAAAACGTTTTAGGTAGGCGCGGTAAGACTTGGCGATCCTTGCCCTTTGTGCATGGTTTTTTGAGGTATGGTACCCGGCCTGCTGCAAACATTTACAGGAAAGGGCAATATCGTCTGTTTTGCAACGGCGGTAGCGTTCGTTTAAAAACACATCCGACCAAAGCGCAACGGCATTTTGAAAACAACCCGGATGCTCAAAAGCGCATTTTGTAGGTTTTCCGTTTTCGCTACAATCGTCATAAGCGTAGTACGGCTCAAAGCGTCCGCGGTATTTTACGCCGCCGGGGTTCCAAGTGTCTGTAAACATCGGACTTTCTACGCCTTCGCGCGTTGCCTCCATGATAAAGTAGGCGAACAGCACATCCGGCATCAGCCCCGTTCGCGTAGAAACGCTATCGAATAACGGACGGTAGCAATAGGCAAGGTACAACCTGCGCATTTCGTGCATCGGCATATCGGATCCGACTTTAAAACCCCGGCTTGTAAGGTAGGTATATAACTCTGCCGCATCAAAAGTTTCGATTTCGCGACCGTACGTATTGCGCAGGGTTTCAACGCTTGGCTTTTCTACCGGGTCTTTCTTAGGCTTGCCAAATCCAAGTTCACCCATGGCGAGCGTAAAGCAGGCAAGGAAAGTAGCGCCTAAACACGCGGCGACAGCGTTATGATTTTTCCCATATCGGTTGTCCATACTTTTTTGGCATTTAAGGTGTGAACGGCCTTATCCTCTCCAAAGCAGTCGAGGAAGGCTTTCACTAAGTTGTCAATATCTGGTTTTTGTGTATGCGGCGTACCGTCGAGCAGCGCCCGCTCTTTTTTGCTCAACGATTTTGGCGCCGGGACATAAAAAGTAATGTCGAGCGTCCCGGTAATTTCGTACTTAGCAAGGTTTGCCTGAAGGCGGATAGCATCGCGGTAGGCAAAGTAGCGTTCTACAACGGCACGTTTTTTCCACTTATCCCGCTGTGTCATCCGGGGTTTGCCCATCGGGTCTATGATAAAGGTCGTTTCTATCGCTTCCATTTGTAAGGTTTAACAAAGTAAAGTTACGAAAATTTATCCGCCCCAATTAGGTTTATTTGTTTTCTTTTCGTATATTTGCCACAATGGTTTTCAAAGTAGATGCAGATATAGCCCTCTTTGCGGTACGTCACAAACTGGAAAAAGAGTTCCGCACTTATCTTTACCTCCGCGAACTTGCGAAGGGAAAGAGCGGCTACATCTGTCGCATCTCCGGGGCAAAAGCAGTGGCAGAGAAGTACAAGCAAGGCTATTCTACATCACAACGGCACATCAAGGCGCTCATAGAAATGGGCTGGATCACAAAGGTGCGCCATGGGAATATTCACATCAACGGCATCTTACGGATTAAGGCTATCCTATCGGCGCACATCGAAGGGTTTCACGAGCGCAAGCGCGTGTTCTACATCGAGGATAGCAAGAAAGAGAAGTACTACAATGGAAGGCTATTGTTGCATGTGTTCAAGTCGGCTTTGACCAGCGGCCTTACGCATGACAAGTTGCGCCGCAACGAAAAGAAAATACTCAAATCCCTTAGCGTTAAGGAGCGAAAAAACAAAGCTGTTATAGGTACGGCTTTAGAAAAAGACCCTCAACGCCGGGCATACGCATTTAGTTTAAAGGCGACAGATTGGGCTATGGGCTTAGGGACTGTCCAGATAAGGAAGCAGGTAGCGGAGACGGAACGTTTTGAATGGTACCGCTGGAACGAGTTAGGCGGTAAGATGTTCACTTCCGAACGTGAAGCGATCCAGTTTGGCAACGCACACATCTCAAACTTCAACCGTGGGTATTTGAAAAGGCGGTATAAGAGCTATTTGGTTTGCACCGGGGAAGATATTTTCGCTGGCTCTAACCGCATAGAACTTGGCTTCCGAAATCAAAGCACAAACTTAGCGGATGATTTGCTTACCCTAACCTTATCAGGAAAGGTAGTCAACATCAAAGTTGAGAAAATTAAGCCTTTAAGGTCTCCAAAACCTCAAAAAAATTTGTTCATTGAGGATTTTCGACCGTTTACGGGTAGAATCAATTCTTTTTGTTCTGATTTTTGAAGTGCTGGAATACCTATAAAGTAATTCAGTTTTTAAGATTTACGTTAAATCCACAATAGACGTTTTCACGCGCTAAACAAAAAACCATGGACGACAACAAACTAATGGAGGCACTCCTTGACCTGTATCAAAAACGAAGGGAAATCAACCATTTGTTTGAAGCGACAATACAGTTAGTAAATGGCCTTGAAGTAAAAAAAGCAGGGTCTAAAGAAACGGAAGCCGACACCGGACAAAGCGAAAAGAAAAACCCAAAACAAAGAAAGCAGCAAAAACCGTTCGAGGGCTTAAAGATGTACGCGACGGAAATCCGTGCGATCGATCCTCAAAGCAATAAGGTCAAATCTTATTCAGGCCCTACCATTACAGCTACCGACGAACTGGAAGCGTGGCAGCTTTTACAAAATACCGGCCTTGGGTATTGTAAGATTTTAGGCGAGCTTTGTGCTTTAATAGACGGAGATGGAAACGATGTAAAGGAAGCATATCGGTATAATTGAACATAATGACAAAGGAAGATGAAAACACCAAGCAATAAGTATTTAATCGCCGTTGCAAAAGAACAGACGTTCTCAAATACGTCGTTGATCGTACCTGTTAATAAAGGCACTGAAGAAACGACACTACGGCCTACCATGGGGATAGTCAAAGCGCTTCCGGCAAAGCTGACAAAGCAATTCGGTATTGCTTCGAATACCGGGACGGCTATGTTAAATGCGGCTATGTTAGAAGAAAGCCTTAAAAAGGTGCAATTAGATAGCGAAGTCTATATCTCTTACATGGCGACGGATAAAGACAATTTTTTGTATTCGGATGAAAGCTATGATTACTACGTAGTACCGGTGCATCATTTAGTTGCGGTCAACACTAAAAAAGGCTTTGAAGCGGTATCCGGAAAAGCGATTATCCGTCCTCTGCAAATGGCGGAGTTTAAAAGTAAAGTATTGATCAGTCCAAATCAGGTCAAGAACATCGGATTTGGCGTTGTCGTTTCCTGTGCAGAAGGGATGCGGGAACATTACGATGTTGGACAGACGGTGGTGTACTTGGAAAAACTTGCAGAATGGATAGAGATTAATGGGGAAAAATACGATTTTGTTTATACAGGCGAAATTCTTGCCGTAATGCCGCAGATTGATGAATCAGATAGCAGTAGCGAGTCCGGTGCTCCCTAAGCGGATAAAAGTAGGGGAAAGGGATTATACCGTTTTAGGGTATTACAATAGCAATTATGCATCAAAAGCCGGGACAAAGCCAAAGGCGGATTCTAAGTACATTGTTTTACAGCAAGGGGAGAAAGATGCGATCGTAACGGACTGGCCAATGCGCCTGCATAAGGATACTTATTATGAAGAATTTACTTGAACTTGAGTATGGAGAGAAGTTAAAAGTAAACGACATCATTCGGGAGGCGCACGATGAGCGGGATATTGTCTATACGGTGTATAAGGTCAACATTAAGACGGTGAGCGCGTATAGTCAGAATATGGAGCGGCGGATATTTCCGGATACGTACAAGGAAAAATATAAAAGGCATTTATGTAACCACAAGGCGAAAGTGTTTCGCTATCAAAAAAATGAAGGAGATGGCTAAAAGGGCGATTATCGGATTCTCGGGGGCTATTGGTAGTGGTAAGGACACTGCTGCACTTATTGCACAACACGCCTATCCGAGTATGAAATTTAAGCGGGTAAGTTTTGCAGATGCGCTAAAGCAGGCGTATAGTGTAATGACCGGGATTGCGTGGCAGAATACCAAAGAGTTTAAGGAAAGTATGTGCCCTGTCTTTAAAATTGCAAGGCGGGAAGTGTTGCAAAGGATGGGCACCAATGCGCTTAGGAACAATTTTGATAAAGACATCTGGATCAATATTGTAAAGCATAAGTACGGCGAAGGCAATTTGGTCATCAGTGACGTGCGTTTTGACAATGAGGCGCAGTGGATACGGGACAGTGGCGGCGTTGTGATTCAGATCGAGCGCACGGATGGTGCCGAAAAAAGTATTTATGATTACCATGAAAGCGAAAACGGGGTCAAAGGGGATTTTGTTGTAAAGAACGATTTTGGGGCAAATGGGTATGAGACATTCAAAAACGAAATTGAGGGGATTTTAGAAACGGTGTTAGGCAAAAAAGTAGCAGAGGAAGTTATCCCCATGAACTTTCAAAACCACATCGAGGCGGTGGATTACTGGATGAAGGAGTTTAATGTGTTTAAGGATGGGCATGTAGAGGCTTTTAATTTGTACTTAAAGCTCCTCAAAGAAGAAATTGCGGAAGTGGAGCAAACCGTCGTGGGGTCTAAGCGGCAATTAGAAGAACTCTGCGACGTGCTCTGGGTAGCAACGGCGCTTATGCTGACAATGGCAAAGTCGGACGAAATAAAGCCGTTTATGATGGAGCTATACAAAGCCAATATGTCAAAGGCAACTTCGGATAAGGATTTGATAAAAGGGTATTGCGAGCAAAACGGAATGGACATGGGATATACGTGGTCAAATAGGATGTACGCCATAAATCCGGTGACAAATAAAATCGCCAAAGGCCCGGTGTACAGGAAATTTGATTTGAGCGAATTATTGTGTAAGTAAGATATGGGTTATGGGATATTTTAAAAATTGCTAACGCAATCCATAAAATATGGGATATTTTAAAGATTGCTAACGCAAACCTTTCAGTATGGGATACTTCAAAAATTGCTAACGCAATCCATAAAATATGGGATATTTTAAAGATTGCTAACGCAAACCTTTCAGTATGGGATACTTCAAAAATTGCTAACGCAATCCATAAAATATGGGATATTTTAAAGACGGCGATTTTCGCTACATGCGATATAAAGTATACAAGGCAAAGGATTACGCCTCTACCGGACTTGACTCCCTCAACGCTATGAAACGCATCGGTGCTAAAAACAAGATGAAGGTAGGGGCGTACTTTGCTTATATGTACGATGCAAACTCTCCGGTACCTAAGCGGGTACAGGATTTGAAAGAGCGCAAAGCGGTGGCGGCAAAACTTGCCGGCTTTGATTTGACGGTGCCTGAAGAATACAATACGGCATCTCAAATATTTGCTTTGTCCATTCCGGTGTACGTGGATATTGTCACCGAGATGCTCCGCGTTCAGCACAACCGGGATTTTGCGCGTATCTCTGCATTAGAAAAATTCTTTGACGAGTGTGTGGAAAAGATGTTTGCCATTGTCGAAGAAGGCGACAAGATGGATGCTAAAAAAGTCTTGGACGCTATGACCGTCAAAGATGGACTTAGAAAATACATGAAAGCGACAAGTGAAGAACTAGAAGGCTTGTATGCTAAGATATACGGTGGCGACAAACAAATAGAGGAACTTGTCGGACAAAAAATGTCGTGGTCGCCGGAACTTGTCGGGGCTATGACAGAGGGTGAAGATTATGAATCAAAAGAATTTGAGTGGTGACAAAACGCCGTGGGCGCTTGTCGGGGACGGTAAAAATGCCTATGTCTCCTGCCCTACCCCTGTTGGCTGGTCAAGTGTGGTGATACAGGGGGTTGAGGTAGCTATACCGCCTGAAGGGTATGTGCACGATCCTGTGACAAGGCAGATGGTGTATGTAGGGGTGGATAAAAAGAACGCAGAGACAGACGATTTTTATTGGATACGGCAGGGGCTACCAAAAGATTATGAGGAAAAGTTAAGGGAAGAAAAGCTAAAGCAGGCAGAGGATCCGGGATACTTTGACCCGGACATTGAAAACTTCAGGCAAAGTGCATGGATCCGCCGCCTTGGCGGATGCTGGTTTGCTAATGGCAAAGGCGGGACGCCTACCTATATTACCGGCTTACATTACTACTATTTAGAATGGTGCTTTATCGCTGCCTTTGGGAACAAAGGCTATCCGTCGTTTCGCGAAACGGACAGGCGATTTTTTCTATACTTAGAGCACATTATCAGAAACCCGAATTGCTTTGGGACAATCCTGCTTACCAAACGGCGGATGGGTAAAACGCAAATGAGTGTGGCCTTTGGACTTGAACCCGTTACCCGGTTACCGTTTTCCAATTTTGGTATCCAGTCAAAGACAGATGAAGATGCGCAAAAAGTGGTCTTTAAAGATAGTGCAATTAGGATGTTCTCCCGGATGCCGGATTTTTTTAAGCCTGTGCACGATGACAGGCGGTTAAACAATATCTCCAACACGTTAATGTTTAAGCCAAAACAAACAGATGTTGAGGCTTTTAAAAACGGCAATTACTTAGGCGGCTGGATTGAACACCGCTCAAGTAGCGAGACGGCTTTTGATGGAACGAAGCTACATCGCTATGTGGGGGATGAGGTGTTCAAAACCCGTCCCGGCGTAGATGTGTACGAGCGCTGGAACATTGTCAAGTTCTGCCTTATCGTGGATGGCAAAATCCGGGGAAAGGCGATGCTTACCTCGACCGTGGAGGAGATTGAAGGGAGTACAGAGGACTATGTAAAGATGTATGCAGATAGTGATCAGTTAAGGTTGGATAGCGAAACCGGGCGCACCAAGACTGGGCTATTTCGGTATTTTATCGGGGCGGACGAAGCACGTGACTTTGATAAGTACGGCATGGTGGATAGGGAAAAGAACCGCGACAGGATTATTGCCGAGCGACGGGCGTATGCGGACGATGTGATGTCGTACAACTCCATGCTTAGAAAAGAGCCGCTTACCGTTGAGGAGGCGTTTCGGTTTTTAAGCCGGGAAAGCATTTTCGATACGGCGAAAATTTCAGATCAAATAGACGCCGTCGTCTGGCGACAGGATGAATTTGTAGAGCGCGGCAACTACATCTGGAAAACGTATGGTAAAGAGGCGCAATGGGTGCCGACACAAAAAGGGCGGTGGCTACGCGTAAAAGGTTATGCGCACCCGGAAAATAGTTTGTCAGGAGAGAGTTATGGGTATCGGACGGATTATCAACCAAACGGCACTGAGCTATATTGCTGCGGCATTGACCCGTTTTCGCACAGTAAAGTCGAAGGCAGGCAGAAATCGGACGGGGCGTTTTATATAAAGCGCAAGCACGATCCTATGAACCCGGATGTGACAGATATGTTTGTCGTGCAATATCTATACCGTACGGCTGAAGTAGAGGCGTTTTATGAGGATGTATTTATTACGCTATTTCATTACGGGTGCCTTGGACTTATAGAGAATCAGAAAATTGGTTTAGTGGGGTATTTTGAAAATGCGCGGGTACAGAATTTTTTGGTTAAGTTAAAAAATCAGAAAAACTACGGTATTGCCGCTTCGCGAAAGACAACACAAGCCATGTGCGAATTGATTGAAAAGTATATCTACGATAACATCCATAAAGTGTATTTCGTGGATTTGCTCAAAGACTGGGCGAACTTTGATATAGAGCGCACGCAAAGTTTTGACGCCGCGATGGCTTCCGGATATACGCTACTATCGGACAGTAAAATCCTGCTCAAGAAAGGCGCTGAAAAGGCGTTGAAAATTATTGAGATAGACGATTTATTTTAGCGATAAAAATTTGTTTTGTTGTAACGATGTGTTATATTTGTAGAAACAAAAACATCGTTATGGACAAAATGACAAAGGAACAGGCAGCGGAGTTGTTGACGAACTATCAACAATGGCGCAAAGGCAGGGTGGATTATTTTCCCGTATCCCCGGCGAAACTATCTCAAGCGATTGATCTGGCTATTCAAAATCTTATGCAGTCCGATTTGATTAAGGTCGGGGATAAGGTGTCGTATGTTTCAAATCTTAATTACGGCATAGTCAAAGAATGTGACCATAACGGAATCCGCGTTGTTTTCTCCTGTGGCGGAGATTGGGAAAACTATCAAAACTACACCGGAGCAACTTGTGACAAAGGTAGTATTGTTAAAGGCTGGCCGAAAAATGCGAAGTGATGGAAGAAAAAGAAATGACCAAGCAAGAAGCAATAGATACTTTAAAGCTATACAGCAACAATAGGTTCGGCATTGTTTCGGAACCATTCTGGAAAGCGCTCAACATTGCGCTTGAAGCGTTGAAGTCGCAAAACAGTGACGAACCAGACTGGGAGAATGAAGCACCGGAGTGGGCAAATTATTATCACAAGGATAGCAGCGATCATTGCTGGTGGTATGAGTGCGAGCCTAAGAAAACAATTACTTATGCGCCTACTATTGGTCGCGTGAAACTTGCAAAAGCGGCACACCCTTTTGCAGCGGCGAAAAGCCCTATTGAAAAACTGTTTAAACGACCTGATAAATGGAAACAATAACTATCATATTGAATATCCTTCTTGCATGGGCTATAATTTACAGAAGGATACGGGATTTAAAAAGAAACAAATTAAAAATCAAGCGCCCAGACCAACAATGATAAACGTAACATCACTATTTATCGCATACATCGTAATGGCACCATTCTCTCTCGGCGCCTCCGCGTTATTGTATGATCTTGATATGGAGCCACAAAGCAAAAAAGAATTGATTATGCTGATTTGCTACTGTATCGGCTGGCCAATTTTACTCCCGGTAGGCTTGATCAAGCGCATTATTGATTATTGGAAATCGCTGCCCGGAGATACGAACAATGTAGAAATAGGGGATTCCTCTGATGTTAAATCTTTTGAGCTGGATAAAATGCGTTTTAAAGACGAAAAGTATTACACTGATTTTTCAATAATGATTAAGCAGTCAAAGGAAAACAAATAGTGCAAATGAAGGAAGATAAAACTTGGTTAATCCTACCGATGCTTGCGCTTGGTAGGTATAGCGACGGCGCAAGTGAAATAAGTTTCGGGTGGTTGACATACACATTCTTTATTAAATGGTGAATTAAAATCAGTCAGGTGGCGGAATTGGTAGACGCTCCCGGATGGTTGTTAGCTGCATCATTTCCTATTGCCTTGCTGCTAAGTGGGAATGACTGAACAGATAAAATGGGAGAGACCATCGTGCAGGTTCGAGTCCTGCCCTGACTACTAAAAATTAAAACTCAAAACATCAATGACTAAAGAGCAAATAATAAAATTATTGGGCTGTTTCTGGAACGACGCTATCAGGTGGAATGGAGAGCAAAAAGATAAAAAAGAAGCTTTTGATTTAGTTACTTCAGTCTTATGTCCGCATGAGCGTAACATACATGGGTTGAGCGAAGTCAAAGCTTTGCAAGACCATGAGTGCCATTGGTATATTGTACCAAATGACTTGGCTTTTTATTTTCACGAAGATACTTGTAACGTAGATTTAATTGATTCGGGTGAGTTTGATGAAAAGTGGGGTCGTTATCGAACTGGTGGCGATTTGAATTTAATTCAATTATGGGCTGAATTAAGAAGTTAACCAATGAACAAAGAAACAATAGGCAAAATAATAGCGACGCTCTTGGCCGCTTGGATTATCTGGGCTGACGAAGAAGCCAAAGCCAAAGTTTTAGAAATTATCGAGAAATTAGAAGAAAACAAAAACCAATGAACGAAAAACAAGCAATCAAAAAGTTAGAAAAACTCCTGCTCAACACCGCTGGCGAACAAGACTGCGAAGCACTTGAACTTGCAATCAAAAGCCTCAAAGGCGATTGTCTTTTTGATAGGATAGATGCTATGTTCAAGCAATCGCTGGCAGAGACACAAGATGCTAAAACGTTTTGCAATGAACACATGGAGGCAGAAAAAGTCCGTGCAATGTATCAGTTCGGATTAGATCATGCGGGTAGCGCCAATTATCTTTTTGCCATAATGGCCGACTTCGCAAATTCAAGAATCAATGGAAAATAAACCAAAACGAAACTCCTGCGACCTTTGTCCGCATAGCGAAAGAGTTGTTGGCAGTTCGCACCACATCAAGTGCAATGCTATGCCCGGATTAACAGGGATAGTTGCCGCAATATCCGTAATATCCGGGGAAGTACAATCCATGACGGATAAAGAAACCGGAGAGGCAATGTTGAAATTCAACCAACACGGCGTCAAAAATGGCTGGTGTACTTGGCCTATCAACTTTGACCCTATCTGGGTTGAGTGTTATTTGAAGGTGCCGCAAAAGGAGAAAGAGGATGGAGAGTAAAGAAAGGGCGCCAGTGAGTATTTTGGCTATTACACTGAAAAGGGATTTGCTTGATAGAGATATTGCGCGTTTAGCAACGCACATGCGCATCAATAAAGCTAAAATCAATAAAGCGGAATACGCATTGCTTGAGCAGCAAATCGCTGTAATGGAGGGACATTTAAAGATTTTGGATTTGCGGATCGAATTGCATAACGAGAGGATGGAAAATAAATCGGCTCCATAAAAATCCTTATCTTTGCACCAACAGTCCCCGCAACGCTACCCGTAAGAACAGCGTACCAGTGCGGGTCGTAAATAAACCCCTTGGCATCTTATTAGGCGCTAAGGGGTTTTTGTTTTATTGCCTTCTGTATCAAATTCTTTTTTATCAACAAAATAACACTATATTTGCTCCAAAGTATTTAATGGAACCAATCTTTCCATCCGCAAATATTGACCCGCGTAAAAAAGACAAGGCGTGGGCTTTGCAGTATTGCCGTGCTGCATGGCAGTCCTATTCTTCAGGCGGATGGAACTCGCTATACTCTAATCGCAACAAGTACCGGGAGCTGACGGATTATGCGTTATCTAAGCAAAGCATAAGCCGCTATAAGAAAATCATTAAGGCGGACGAAAGCCCCGATCCATCATACTCTAATATGAACTGGGCACCTCTTGCCGTGCTCACCAAATTTCGCGAACTCGCCCTAAGCATAACTAAACGCTCGGACTACGATATTTTAGCTACTCCGATTGACCCGAAATCTCAAGGGCAAATAGACCAATACTTTAAAGAGCAGGAAGCAAAAATCCGTATGCGGGAGGCGCTAAAAAAAGCGGCGCCGGAAATGGTGGAAATATCCCCGGTAAGGCAGCGCGAAAACGAACCAGCGGATTTAGAGGAACTGGAAGTACAGCGGATGTACTCCTTTAAGCACGCCCTTGCAACAGAGATGGAGCAGTGGATGCAGCAGATATTTCTGATGAACAACATGGATCAAGTCAGGGCAGAGGTAAAGCGCTGCTTATTTGACTACGGTATCGGTGGTGTCAAGGAATATGTCGACAAGGACGGCATTATTAAAATCCGGCCTGTCAATCCGGCCAACATGATTTGTTCCCGCGTGACAAGAAGGGATTTTAAGGATGCGGAATTTATCGGTGAAATCACAGAAATCAACATTCAGGATTTGGCCGAAATGGCGGGCGGTGAGTTTGACGAAAAAGACTTGGAAGATATAGCAAGAAAGAGTGTCAACGGGGAAAGCGCTTTTACCGGCATCAATATCTGGGCAAAAAGCAATATGCGCGATAGCAAAGTGCGCGTCCTTGACATTGAATGGTTGTCATACAATAGTCTTGCCTATGAGGAAAGTGTCGACAAGTATGGCAATGTGCATCTTATTCGGACAAGTCCTGAAAAAGGCGACAAGCAGAAACTTGTCAAAGTAGTATATACGGCCAAATGGGTAATGGGCACCGATTATATTTTCGGCTTTGGCCTTGCTACCAACATGAAAAGAAAGCGCAGTGCTTTGCAGGAAACGTCGCTATCCTATCACATCTTTGCGCCTAACTTTGACTACTTCGATATGTCAAGCGTAGGCAAGGTAGAGCAGAGCATGAACGTGGTAGATCAGATTAACCTTGCCTACTATCGCTTGCAACATGTCATTGCCAAAGCCCGGCCAAAAGGGATTATGATTGAGATAGGCGCCCTTGAGGATGTACCTATCGGAAAAGGTGGTCAGGCATTTACGGCAAAGGACTTGATCGATATTTACGAAAGCACAGGTAACATCTACTACCGCCTCCGCGACATGGAAGGCAATGCGGCCAACTATCGTCCAATCACGGAACTGGAAGGCGGTATCGGTGCACAGGCACAAGAATACTTCAATATCATTCAGCAAAACATACAACTCCTTCGCGACGTTATCGGGTTGAATGAGGTAACGGATAGCTTTGCCGGGCAAAGGACGTATTCGGCGGCTGTCAATGCAGGGATTGAGGCAACTAACAATAGCCTATACGGCATAATCGAAGCGGATAAAGAAATCATACAGAGCGTGGCGGAAAGTATTTCGCTTCGCATTCAAACGGTCGCCCGGTCAAAGAACGTTAATAAGTCATATCTCTACGCCCTTGGAAAGCCTACCCTTGACTTTATGAAGCAAGGGGAGCTTGAGCTAAGTAGCATAGAGTTTGGCATTTTTCTCGATGCAATCCCAACGCCGGAAGAACGCGGCGCATTTAAAATGCGCTTAGAGAAATTCATTGATTCCGGGCAACTTGATATTGACGATGCGATAATGATCGAAGGATTGCGCTCGCTTAAAACGGCGAACGCGGTATTGGCCTATAAGGTCAAAAAGAAAAGGGAGAAGGCAGAGCAGCAGGCCATGATGATGCAGCAGCAGAATGCGCAAATCCAGCAGCAAAGCGCATTGATCGCAGAGGAAGAAAAGAGAAAGACATTGCAATTAGAGCATCAACTAAAGATGGAGCTTTTACAAGCGGAAATCCAAAAAGCGATGGCCGTTGAGCAAATGCGCTTGGAAGCTGAATTTGTGCGCAACAAGATGCTGGCAGATGCTTCGCTCACCAACGAACAACTCAAAGCAGAGAGTAAGGAATATATTGCCGAAACAATGGCAGCGGTGCGAAGGGCGGGGCGCAACCCAGCTCAAATCGCATCGGATACGATGAAATAAAAAAGGGGACAAATGGAAGTATTAGGGAAAAAAATTGAGGACATCCTGCCGGGGCTGGTAAAACCTGCTCCGGCGGAAACAAAAGAGCCGGAAGGCCAACCATTGCAAAATGAAACGCAAAGCGACGAGCAAGGGCAAGGCAATGTGCCGGAAAAAGAAGCGGTAGCAGAAGTTCCGCAAAACCCCTTTGGGGAAGTATTGCAGGATGAGTTTGTGCAAAAGTTCCTGTCCGCCTACACAGGCGAAGATGAAGGCATTGAAGAACTATTGCAGCAGGAACTTGAACGCGTGCGCATGGTAAAAACAGACTTCAATGCCATGTCGGACACAGACGTTATCCGGGCGTCGCTACAACAGGAATGGCCGGAGCTTAAAGGCGCTGCCTTTGAGCGTGCCGTAAAAAAATATTTCGAAAGTAATTTCGGCGAGGAAGTCGAAGTCTTTGACGATGATGAGGAAACGTTGAGCGAAAAGCAGGTACGGGATGCTCAAATTCGTCGAAAGGCCAACGAATTGCGTAAAAACCTTGAGGCTGAACAATCAAAATTCAAGCGTAAAAGCGCAGCCGAAACCAAAGCCGAACGCGAAATCAAAGCCGCTGAAGCTAAGAAACAAGCTGAAGATGACTTTGCGGCATGGGAAAAGATGGTCACGCAGGACGGCTTTATTGCCAAAGCCCTGACGGAAGGCGAAGTGAAAGTCGGGAAAGCCGATAGCGAACTTTCGTACAAAGTCAAGGATGTGGACAAATTCAAAAAAGCCCTTGTGGATGACGGTTCTTTTTTCAAAGTATTCGCGACAGGTGACGAAAAATCGCCCATTGATTTTAAGCGGTGGGCAAAAGTCGTCGCCTATGCTTTAGACCCGGAAGGGTTTGAGGCATTGCTGTACGCTTCGGGCAAAAATGCCGCGACCGGGAAAATACTCGATGAGCTTGAAAACCCCGCAAAGCCGGATGCGATCAAGCCGTCGTCGCCTTCTACGTTATCGCAGGCGTTGCTTGGGGCAATTACCAAACAACGTTAAATCAAAAAGAAATGCCAGTTAATTTTGGAACAACGCAGAAAAACTACGTCTCGACGTTGATGGTGCCAAACTTGGTCGACCGCCGCGAGATTTTGAACAAAGTCCTGAACGTGACCAACGAGGACTTGTCCTTTCTGGAATTGCTCGAACTAATGAATCGTTCGGAGCCTTCCGCACAGCCGGAATACCACAACTTCATCAATGAAGAACTTTCGGCCAACATCACCGTTACGGCGGTAAACACTTCCGGGAGCTTTACCACGGCAAATCCTCGCGTAACGGTATCTACGGACGATTTCGCAAAAGTGCGCGTAGGCGAACTTGTAATGTGCCCAAACGGCAAGGTCGGCTACATTAAGGCCAAAAGCTCCTATGGCTCGGTAACGCTCAACGGCACCACCGAAATGCACATCTTGAGCGTTGACAACGCATCGCTCGGCCTTACTACCTCCGACAAACTTGCCGTATTCTCCAATGCCGCGGGCGAAGGGAGTGCAGAGCCGGCATCGCGCCGCTACAAAATCTCGAAAGAGACCAACCACATTCAAATCTTCAAAGAAACCTACGAGGTGACCGACATCGAGATGGGTTCCCAAGTGGAATTTGAATACAATGGTCAGGCGTACTACTTCTCTTATGAGCAAGCACAAGTGTACGCCAAGTTCCTTTCCGCTGTCAGCGCCGCTATGATCCTTGGCCGTCAATCCACGGACACTTTCAACGACGCTGCCGGTGCCAACACCATTACGGACATCAACTCCAATATTGTTTCCACGACCAAAGGTCTGAACCAATATGCAGAGGAGGGTATTGTTGCCCCCGCGGCCGGCATCAACACGACCAACTATGCGGACATCACCCGTCTGCTTTCCAAAGCGCGTGCGCCGCGTGACTATATGATCCTTATGGGCAGCGAAATGAGCATTGCGCACGACAATATGCTCAACGCCCTTACGCAGGCAGATGCTATCAGCCCATTCGCTACATTAGAGGTCGGCGGGCGTCAGGTTGATCTTGGCGTTGATGCCTTCAATCTGTACGACTACCGCTTTACAAAAAAGCGCATCCCGTTCTTTGACCATCCGGTATTGGTAAACTTTACCGGCTCGGCAGGGTTTGAGAAGCGCGCATGGTTTCTTCCTACCGACAATATCCGCACGGCGGATGGACAGACGCTTCCCCGGTTTATGATCCGCTACATCAAAATGCCTATCTCCAATCAGGCGAACGCGACCACCGATGCGATGACGCGCTACCGCGAAATCTCCCTTGGCGGCCTTGCGGACGGCGTTGCGACCAGCGGCGACAGCAAGCGGAAAATCGTTTACGAGTGCCGTCAGGGTTTACAGGTACTTGGTAAGCAACACTTCATGGCAGTTGACCTTGTGTGATCATTTTGGCCGCCGCATAAAGCGCATTACGTTTTTGCGGCGGCTACATTCCATCATTTTCAAAAAATCAAAAATGAAACCGAACCGCATTTTTTTCTATATCGCAGGGGTTATCTTTGTCCTTGCGGCAATGGTGCTCCAATCTTCGACAAATCAGGCTGGGCAGCTCACCTCCTATGAATTGATTTATCCCCCGGTAATTTCCCGCGACAGCGCCGGTGCGGACAAGTACATTGTACCCAACCTCAACCGTCCGTTCAAAGAGGATTCCAAATTGCTCTTTCACTTGGAGCACGTTAAATCTTCGGGCACGGATACGGCGGTATTTACACTTCAGGCGTCTAACTTTGCAGGGTCGCTGAACCTCTGGGACGACGTTTCGACTTGGACGTGGACGGCCACCAACGATACGATTATTAAAGTAACGGACGCCGCTGCCTACTACCGGATTAGGGTAAATGATGCTACGCCCATTGCTTTTGCATCTACTACCCGGCTTGGCTTAAAACTTGCGAAACAAGAATAACGCCCTTCTCTCCAGCTACCGGTCAGGGCCTTTGTGCCCTTTCCGGTTTTTTAAAATCAAAAAGGAAAAACTATGTTTATCACCGAACAATACAACAACCTTCCCGAAAGCATACTTGCCCGTGCGCCAAAACTTACGGGGCAGATGGTCAAATTCGAAGTAAAAGGCAAATACTGGGACAAGGCAAACAACATTTGGCGTTATCCGCACATGACGTCTATCCCAAAAACGGACAGGATCGTTGACCCGGAAACAAACGAGGTGTATATGATT